TTTAAATATATATAATATATTAAAATATATTATTATTTTATAATATATGTTAACTTCTGGAATGGTTGGAGGATCTTATAAATTTAGTGATCTATTAAAGAAAAAGAAAAAAACAAAGAAAAAGAAAAGCAAAGGAAAAAAAGGAGACCCCTCTAAACTTAGTGGAGACCCCTCTAAACTTAGTGGAGACCCTTCTAAATTAGGTTATCATGCTAAAAGAACAAACTTAAATATTATAATGAAAGGTTCTGATGGAAATCTTTATAAGAATAAACGGTATAAGAAGACTAAGAGGTGGATAAGAGAACGAGCGCGCACGGGTAACCGTAAAAAAAGGTACGAGTAAGAATTAAAAGGAAATAAATAATTTGATTTTCTACAATTATTTATTTATTAAAGATAATTGAAATGGTAAATACAGATACTATGAATATTTCAGCAGTAGTAAGAACAAACTATTTTGGAATAAAAAAATATGATTTAGATGATATTATTAAAAGTGGACATATATGCGTGCCATATGCATTAGAAAATCATATTGATTGTAAAAACGGGCAAAAAAAATTATTTAAAACACTTAAAAAAGGAGATACAATTATGATTCGACAAACAAATTATGGATCAAATAAAAATAATATTAAAATGTCATTAATTGTTAAAATTGATTCCAATATTTTATCTGGCAATGTTCCGAAAACATCAATTGTTCTTAAACCAGAGGTACAACACTTTAATATTAGAGATCTAAGTAATGATGAGTTTAGAAATTTTATTATTGATATTGGGGTATTAAGTAATGAGAAAGTGTTAGATTATCATGAAAAAGATTATCTTATTAAACCATTTTTCGCAGAATATTGTAAAGTAAAAGTAATTCAAAAATACGATTTAAGAGATAATAAAGATTTTGAATTACGTTATTCTGTCAAACCTATTAATAAAAGAATTACTATTTAAATTCTCCTATAAAATAAACAATAAGGTTTTTTACTTAACATTTCTTCTTCTTTAATAGAAAATACATTTGTATCATTGAATACTTTCCATCCTTCTTTAGTATTACATATTGCATAATAATGACCTCCTCCTAATGATCCATCTTGAATACTGATGGCATATAATTTATATCTCATACTTTCTTCATTATAATTCATACAAAATCGATCCATCTTTAATAATTTTGGAAAACTAATATGATTATTTAATTTTTGTAAATTATTGCCATATCTTTTAATTTGGAATATTAAGATATCACTTAGATTCCAAAATACAGTTTTTTTTTCTGGATTAACTCTTTCTTTACATTTATCACATGTCCATTGATTATCACTATCTAATACTTCAAGATCTGTATAATCACTTAGTAAATCATAAATTGTTTTAAAATGAGGTTTCATAGGTAAAGTAATGACTTGGATTGGATCATGATTGTGGGTTGAATAATCACATTTGGGACAATTTGTGATACTTAGTAATTGGGAAAATGTTGATTTCACTAAGTATGAATATTTCTTTTCAAAAAATTGTTTCCAATAATTTATACTATCAACAGCAATTTTATCATAATTATTCTGAATACTTCCACCAATAGTTAATTTTATCTTATATTCTAAGCATTTATGTAATAGATCAAATAAAATTATCATGAATTCACCTGCATCATTTTGATCAAATCCAATAAATGTGTACTCACTATTTATTATTTTTTTTTGCAAAACATCGATAAAAATCTATAGGATTTACTTTTTCTGAATCTGACTCGGTATTTAATGCTTTTTGTAATTTTAGCCATTCTTGCATTAATTCAAAATCATTTCTTTCAATTGTTTTTGTACAATTTTTAATTAAATCTTCATTGTCATAACTCAAAAATCGAGTATGGGTAATACATTGAATAATTGAATTCATGTAACATGTGTTTCCCAGATTAACTAATCCGTAATTCATATTACTTAATATTAATATATACTTTTTAAATACTTAAAAAATAATTATATATGTATAATATAAAATGAGCACCTTAGATATGACTGATGAAGTTCCTTCTGCTGAAACAGAAGAACCTAATATTACAACTATTGTTGAAGATGTTCCCGAAGAAGAATCTGCTGCAAGTGAAACAGTAGCAAAAGAAGTAGTAGAAGAACCTGCTGAAGAAGAAGTTGCTGCAAACGAAGTAGAAGAAATAGTCGCAGAACCTGAGGTAGCAGAAGAACCTGCTCCCGAAGAACCTGCCCCCGAAGAACAATCAAAAGAGGTAGAATTAACACTAGAACCTGCAAAAGAAGTAGCAGAAGTAAGTGAAACAGTAGCAAACGAAGTAGCCACTGAAACTAATGAAGTTGTAGAAGAGACTAAATCATCTGATAATGATTTAGAAAATAGAGTCAAAGAATTAGAAGAAAGACTTGAAAAATTAATTAATGTATTAAAAACTTATAATCCTAGAAATCGACATTTTAATTTCTTTTTAGAAATCGATGTCTAAATTTTTTAGATAAATTATAAATTTTAATAATATATTTTTTTATTTAATTCGAGTATGCTAGACCACCCATACCAGACATTATCCTTAAGACATTGTAGTTAACAGCAAATATTTTTCCTGAGGCAGGTACACCAGTAGCACCCGCTACAAGTTGGGCATTATCTATTCTTGAAAAGTTGCATGTTCCAGATGGTTGGTGTTCTTCAGGTTTGAGAGCAAAAGAATAAACAGCTATACTATCGGCAATTAAACAATTGCCAGAATGGAAATCTACTGGTTGTTTTCTTGTATAGTAATTAGTTTTTTGGTCTGCCATACGATCATGTCCATTTAATTTTAATCTCCATGTAGTATTTGCTAGTGCACCAAAAATCAATGCTCCACCTGTAACATCAACAGCACCAGTCCAGACTAATTCTTTAACAGGATGATTAAATGTTAAATCTTGACTTACTACGCCTTGACCACTTATTTCTTGAACTTGTTCAATTAAATATTCATGCGATACTTGGGCAAATCTACGTCTTTCATCAGTATCAAGATATATATAATCAACCCATAATTCATGTTGTGTTTGAGTACAAACAGTTGCAGCCCAATTAAATATTACTTTAACTTCATGATATTGAAGGGCAATTAATGGTAAAGCAAGACCTGGATTTCTACAAAACCAAAATTGTAATGGCGTATAGATAATATCGTCTGCAGAAGCTTGATTATAAAAGAATACAGCATCTGTATCGGTAGTACCATCTACTGCAGTAGCAGCAAATTGAGAACCACCACCAGCTTCACAGGATCCTGTAGTTAACTGATAATTAGTTCCAAATGCTCTTCCAGTTTTATTTTGAGTTAATTCGGCATATACTTCAAGCCACGTAGCACTGTGTTTATCAATTTGTTGACCACCGATTTCTAATTCAACGCTAGCCCATTGTCCAACACCTTCATTTACTATCGCGGTAGACGATGCGCGTGTTGTTTTCATATGCATTCTATAAATTAAATCACCATTTCTAGAAACTATTGCTGTTGATCTGCTACTTGCTCCAGGTGGTTCAGATTGACCATTTATAGTTTGATTAATACATTCCATCGAGTAGTTAGTGTGTCTGCGGTATACAACTTTAAAGAAAGTAATTTGTGGATTACCGGTAAGGTAAATATCTTGAGCACCATAAGCTACGAGTTGCATTAATCCTCCTCCCATGTTTTATACTATAGCATAGATTTTTTTTTTAATAAAATTAAACAAATTATTATAATTATTTAATAATTTATTTTAATACTTATATATTTTAAAAAAAACATTTAATTAATAGATTACTTTGTATAATTACTTAATTACTTAATTGGAATAAGCAAGACCACCCATACCAGACATGATACGGAGGACATTGTAGTTAACAGCGTAGATGTTTTCAGAAGTAGAAATAGCAGTACCCGAACTACTTGTGTCTAACTTAGCGTTGTCAATTCTAGAGAAATTACACGTTCCAGATGGTTGATGTTCCTCAGGTTTGAGGGCAAAAGAATAGACATTAATTTTTTTATTCATGTGTGATGTATCCGCTTCATCATCGCCCATTTTCTCAATGTGTACATGATCTTCAGCTGTTTCAACTGATGCAAATGTCAATACTGTATCTAATATAACTAAAATAACTTGATCATCGAGAGAATCACTATCACCTGTGTCCATGGTCTCCTTATCCATTACGGTGCCAGTTTTCAAGGGTCCAAGAGTGCCCTGACACGCTGCAGAAGTGGTGGCAGAATTCGAAACCAAGAATCTAACTGTTGCGTCAGTTGTAGTCGAATGAATACCAGTCGCTTGAGTGCCCGAAGAGTCGGTTACAGTTATTTTTAATTTGGTCCCTTGTGTTATGGTACCACTTTTAATACAACAAGCAGCAGTTAGATTACCTATAATAAAAGCAGATGCGGAAGTCGAAGCAACAGCTATCGCAGCATTGTCTGCCGGAGCAGATGTTAGAACAGTTGATGCGCCAGCAATTGTCACTAAATTAATCTCGGCTAAAGCACATGCCAGATTATTAATACCAGCTGCGGACACCTGTACTGCGCCACCAGATTTTATAAGCGATTCGGAACCGGCATCAGCAGCTTTCGATACTGGAAGATTCTGGTGTGGTATAGCAGTGTGATAGTCTAATGGTTGTCTGAGCTGGAAGTATTCTTCTTCTTGAGCCGCAAAACGATCGTGTCCATTTAATTTGAGTTGAGCAGTACCGTATGCGGTAATTCCCGATTGAGATGTCCAAATCAATTCTTTAACAGGGTGATTGAAGTTTAGTTTAGTGCTACTGTTACCAGAAAATGTTTGTTTCTGGACCTGCTCAATAAGGTATTCGTGAGAAACTTGTGCGAAACGACGACGTTCATCTGTGT